ACCATATTTTTTAAGCTTTGTACATAGTTAAATTAAAAAATTAATGCGAAATAAATGAAAATAAACATGTACAAATCGCTCCAAATATGGTATAATATAAGAGGCCATTTGAGTAGAGGAGGATACTATTATTAATGATATGTCTTCTTTGGAATTGTATCAGAGGGTAATATATCTTCTAGAGTTTCACTCATGTATCTTTCAAGTTCATCAGATAGTTCATCTACAGATCTTATATCTGCAGGTGACATTGGTGTTGTTACTGCCTTTAAGTAAGTATGCTTTACATCTTCATCAATTAAAACATGTGCCATAATATCAGAATCAAGTATAGTATATAGTGTTTGAGATGAAAATGAAAACCATGGACGTAATGAATAGCTTCCTATAATGGTTTCCGTAACTATTACAGGTCTTTCTACTATAACTCTGCCTTGTTCCTTTTTATGAACCAAAGCCAATATATTGTCGCCATTAATAAGCTTAAAATGTCGTATGTTCATATCTTCTGGTTTCATAGGTTTATCTCATTTATATTGTATGTAAATTTCTCTTTACTGTATATATTTATTCTTTCTGCCGCATGCTTTAAAGTATAATTCTTTTGAGTTCTCCAATGCAAATCATCAGCAATATCATATACTATAGTATTTATACCATCTCCACTCTTACGGAGACCTCTACCAATAGATTGTAAGACTCTTATTTGTGATTTAGAAGGTGATGCAAATATTATATTATGTAACTTTTTAATATTAATACCGGTAGAAAATGTTCCCATACTCGCAACAATAATAGCATTATTTTCATTTTCAGTAATAGATCTTATATTTTCTCGTGTATCAACGTCAGTTTCTCCACTCACATAAAATAATTTTTGATTTTTAGCTACCTTTTTCTTAAGAATATCATGTAGAGGTTTACCATGTTTTTCTACATATTGAAATAACACCAATACATTTCCACGTAATTTAACGGTGAGATCTGTTATAAATTCATTTCGTGGACTATGTCCAACAAGAAAATCTAATTCTTCTTGATATTTTGCTTTTGCTATGCTACGCATATATCTATCTGCATACTTAAGCAATAATATGCGTATTTCTAATTGAGCTAAATCATCTGCATCCATTAATGATTTTGTTGATGTAACTCTGTGCACAGGTCCAAATAAACCTTCTAATACTAATTGATGGGTTTGGGTACCATCTAAAGTTCCTGTGGTGCCAATTCTGTATTTAGCATTAACACATTTTTCTAATATAGCAGTGAGAGATTTAGCTTTAAAATTATGAGCTTCATCTCCTATAACCATACCATATGAATTAAACCAAGACAAATTCATTTTATATACAGATTGCCAAGTTGTTATAATAACTCTATGTTTTAAATTTATTTTTTCTTTACCAGAATATATTCTATGACAATTGTTATCAACATTCCAACTATCGGTTGAACTATAATCTCCAAAATCAGTATACATTTGTTCTACTAATGATGTTGTAGGAACCACTATTAATATGTTTTGTTTATCATTAGATTCTAAAAAATGTCTTATCATTAAATATATCATTAATGATTTACCGCTTGCAGTAGGAGATAATAATAAGGATTTATTATTAGATAGAGCATGTTTAATACCTTCTATCTGGTACCCGCGCGGGTGGATAGGCGCGCCCGCGGCCGTCAGGGGCAGGCGGGAGATAAGTTCATCTACATTTTCTGTGCTGGTAGGTTCATAATCTGTAATTATTTTATAACCACGTTCTTGTGCAAACTCTTTTAAATAATTAAATAGTCCACAATAGATTTGTTTTTTACGATAATCAAATAATCTAATCTTACCATCCCATACTCTATTACGGTATGCCGGCATAAATTTATATCCAGGTACATAAAAACAGAAGTGTTCTGATAACTCTCTTTCTGTACTGGATTCGCAACTAATTTGTAAAAAACTTTCGTTTAATTTAGATATTACAATCTGTTCCATTTAAATTTAATCTTTAAACCTACTTATATTAAAAATTTCATTCAACCTATTCTTTGTGCTTTCAACATCATAACAAAGATAATCATTAATGTACCAATATATAAATTTCATGGCCTTTTCTTTTTTATGCCAACTTATATCATTACATAATTTAGGTAATTGAGTTAAGCTTTGTAGCTGTTTAGTTACCCAATGATACTCCGGAAAACCATATGATATAATAGGTACTTCATGCATTAAACATTCTATTCCTGCAGTACTATTATCTAATATTGCAACTCGAGTATGCGGAAGGAAGTCATGTATAGATTCATATCCATCTCTTACATCTATTCCATCTTGAATCCATTTATCTACAATATCTTTTTGTTTGCCTCTTAGCTTTAATCTTGGATGAATCTTTACTACGATTGGAAACTCTGTTACCTGTGCATATAATCTTTCTACTATCAATGTAATACTTTCCCAATGACCACCTAAACCAAATCCTTTTACAGTTTCATCATCGGGCATCTGGCCGATAACTAATATATGCTCTTTTGGTACATCTTTAGCCTTTCTCCATTTGAGTAATATAGAATCATCCCATTTATTAGATCTTTGATTAATTAGAGTTTCTATTTTACTCCAATCCATATTGTTCTTAGAATTTAAATGAGAATACATTATATCTGGTTCATATGGTTCTTCGAAAGCCAATTTAGAAGCATTAGCATATCCAATAGTATCAATTGCAAAATGTTTTGAAGTAGGTGCTGTAGGTTTAACAAATAACACATTCGAATAATTCATCTGAGTTAAATCAGTATGATTAAATATATTAAGATCTTCTGGATAATCTATTTGTTCCAATGCTTGTTTTATACACGTACGTGCATAATCGAAGTTCCCTTTCCATTCAAACTTATGATCATATATTTTATATGCCACTGGTAAACTTTCTCCATTCAATCATATTCTTAATGTTCTGATGTCTCCATTTAATATTCTCTAACATTTCTTTAAGAACACTTGTAATTTCTTCTAAATATGCAATTTTGGCTTGGTGTTCTTGAATAATTGGATCTGCATCATAATATTTATCTAAGTCTCCTTTGAGCACAGTATTACCATGTAAAGGATCATATTCCCATCCTTTTGAATCCATTTCTTCTTGAGTTAATTTACCGCCATAATGATTAAACTTATCTTTAAGTATAACCTTATATTCTAATTGAGCTTTCTTTAACCGCATGCGATTTGAACTTAAGAGCTCTAAGTATTTAGAATGTAAATTTGCAGATTGACGAGAAGCTTCGTCTAAGGCCATTTCATCTATTTGTGAATCTTTCTTCCACATTTCTAGAATAGTATCTAAATCCATAATTTTCTCCATATTATAGTTAACTGTTTATTATACCACAGTTTCACTCAAAAGTACATGTTTTTTTATTTAAATTCAAAGTACGTATATTTAAATGTCACAGAAGCTTGTAAATACTCAACGTCATTAGCTATTGATGTAAAATCAGCTCCACTTAAAGATGTAGGAAAACAATCTTTAAATATAATTTCCTGTGTAACATTATTGTGTGAAGATAACACACTCAGTGTAGCATCGGAAGTGAAAGATTCATTTGTTGTAATACTATTATGCATCCAATCAAACGTTTCTTTATAGTTTTCCATATTCTCTGTTATATTAAATGTAATAGTTAAATCATCAAATTCTAATCTATCACCGGTAAAACCTAAATTAACACCCTTATATGGAGTATCAACTCCTGCTAAAGATATACTTGGCAATGTTACAGAATTACAAAAATATTCTAAATTAGGATACAAAGTATTATCAATAGAAAATTTAAATCCTATTGGAGTTAAAAAATTCTTATTTGCTGTTAACGTTGCCATTATTTATTCTCCATTTTTCTTTTAACCAAGATTGAAACTTTACAGTGTATTCTTTTTGTGTATATCGCGTTGAACCAAAAGCAAGATTTTCATCACAATTATCTAACCACATTCTAGTACAAAACTGATTATATGACACTTTTTCACTATCTGAAAAAGCAATATTGTCTGAAGGATTTAAAGCAAAGGCTGAAGCAATCTTCGAATTAACATCGTCATCAACATTACCATCCCAATTAAGATCAATCATTTCTAATTGTTGCGTTTTATAATTTTTCATATATCTATTTATACGCAAAAAAAAGCAGGATCCGAAGATCCTGCTTTAAAAGCGCTAAGTCTTTTTTTGGTTTAGACCATAATGTCGTCAACGCGGAAGATACGGAAATAAGGATTAGCCCTATTAGTACCTGTTCCATCAGCTGCAACAAATGGGTTAGCAACCATACCATATCGAGTTTTAAATCCGATGCGAGGTTGGAAGTCATTTTCACCAATAGCTTTGACCATAGTCAAAGGAACATATGGGCAATAGAACATACCAGCATCATATGGATTAGATCCTCTATAACCTACACACGCGAAGTCTGTAGTTGAATAAGGATCAATATAAACCTTCATACGACCGTTAAGAACACCGGCAAAAGTATTACCAGTATCATCAACGTTTAGGTTAGTTGCAAGAGCTGGAGAATAATCCAACACACCAGCAGCAGCTAGTGCAGAAGCAACGTCAGAAGAACAAACAACAAAGTTGCCTTTTCCTCTACGAGTTTCTTTAGAGATCACATTAGCTTCTCTTTCGAGTTGCATAACTAGACCTTTGAATTTTTCAGCCATCCAACGACCATCACTATCAGTACCGACATCAAAGATACCAGATACTGCAGTTGAAGTTTGAAGTGCACCGATTTTTGCTTTAGTAAGAATAGTTCTTACCATTTCACGGTTAATTTCAGCTAAGATTTCAGCTGAAAGAATGTTAGCAAGTTCGCCTTCAGCGTCTAGACCGTGGACTGCTTTAAGATCTTGAGCAAGTTCCATAGTGTATTCAGCTTTAAGAGCTCTTGATTTAGCTGTAACGGTTGATTTCTCGATTGAGAAAGCCATTTCGCCAAATGCGTCACCACCAGCAATTGCTGAACCAGCTACGTGAGTACCTTGGGCTTCAGCTTGAGCTGTAGTATCGCCTTCACCGTAAGTTGATACTACATCAGCAGTATCAGCAATAGATCCATCAGTATCAGCATCAACTACACCAGCAAGTCCAGTAGGATCTGCTTGATGAGTACCTGCTCCTGAGAAATCAGTATCAGCTTCGTCGAATAATGCTTCAGTACCACCTTGAGTGCTGTACTTAGACTTCATTGCAAAGATTAGACCAGTTGGACCAGTCATAGGTTGAACGCCAGCAATATCATAAGCGATAAGGTTAGGCATTGCACGCCTTACTAAAGAGATCAAAACCGGATCAAAGTTAGCAACAGAAGAACCGGTAGCGTTAGCTGCGGCTGCTTCTGTAACAAAACCTTGAGTTTGGTTTCGCTCTTCTTGCAAAGCAATTTCTTGGTTTTCCAAGAGTCGAGCAGTAACGGCTTGCTTGTACTTGCTGTCTATAGCTGGAGCATCTGAGTGCTCAAGTACTGGTTGCCATTTCTCGACTAATTTATTATCTGTATTAAACATATTTGTCCCCTAATTAGATAAAATTATTTTGAGTTAGTAATAGCTTGTGTGTATCTGCTCATATTATCTGAAAGATCAACCGGAGCTGAATCATTTCCTATAACTGCATCTACTTCAGATTCTGTTTCACTTACATCAGACTTGAAGTATGATTCTTTGATAGTAGTTACTTTCATAGTGAAAGTTTCTAGATCTTCAAAATCAATAGATTCAACTAATGATGCGAGTTTCTCAGCTTCTGTATCAGCAAGCCCTGAAGAAGCTTCTCTTATTACTTGAGCGCGCGCATATGTTTGCGTAGTTTCATGTAACTTGATGTTTTCTTCTGTGGATTTATTGAGTTGTTCCTCTAGTTCAGCAACTTGCTCGGCCATATCGTCGATTAAATCTGCTTTACCTTCTGGTACTTCAATGTAATGTTCCTTAAAGACAGTTTGTAAAGAAGCCATAAAGTCTTCAGCAATCTCAGTCCTAAGACCAGTACTTACTGCTACTTCATTTTCTTTCATCCAAGATTCTACAACATAGTTCAAGTAGTTATCTACTTTTTCTACGATAGTCTTTTGAATATCACCAACTTCTTCTTCAAGGTTTTGCGCGTATTCGCCTTCTAATCTATCGATTTCTGCACCTAATTTTGACTTAAGTGTTGCTTCGAAGATTGCTTCAGCTTTTGCTCTGAATCCTTCAGACAATGTAGCTTCCTCAGATACTAATGCATCTAAATCTTCTGAATAATCAAATTCCACTGCTTCTGCTTTCGCAGATGCATCACTAGGTTTAGCTTTAGGATCAACAGCTTTCGGTGCTTTCTTAATAGCTTTATCTAGGGAACCATCATCTTCAGACTCATCGACTTTATTCATCTTTGCAAACATAGCTTGCGCTTCATGTTTTTTTGCCTTTTTAAGCATCTCAACTGCAGCGTTAATAACACCAGCTTTAGTAGAAGGAGTTTTAAAAGCAGGAGCAGTTTCTTCTACTTCTTCTTTTTCTTCTTCTTCTTTTTTAGCTTCTGTTACTTCTCCAGCATCAGCGTCTTCAGAAATTTCCTCGTTTCCAACTTCGTTTTCAACGAGCTCTTCTGAAGTTTCCACTTCAACTTGCTCTGCATCTTGAGATTCGCCTAAATCGACTACAGTTTCTTCAACTGCTTTTGTGTCTAATTCTGACATTTTTCTCTCCTATTATAGAGTTAAAGTTTAGAGAGGAAATTTTTAAACGCTCTTATTTGCGCCTCAGCTAAATGCTTCGACGGCGTACGCTTAATTTCAGTCTCAATCTTTTCAATTTCTTGTGCTTCTAAAATACCATTATTCCATATCCAATCTACTCCTTCCATAATTCCATTGACAAATGCCTCTGGAGCGGAAGGATCTTGAACGATATCTACTGTGGCTAACATAAAGTCAGACCCAACATAACTAGTACCATTTTTCTGTACAAGACTACCCATACCACGACTTGATACACCAAGCTTAACTCCTCCATCTAACAAACCTTCAACGATTTGTCCCATAGGGGTTTTAAGAATTGATGCTTTTCCTACAACATTATTTCCCTCAAATCTGAGGTCTGTAATTTTGTGTGAAACCTTATCTAGATTAATAGTAGGACCTTCGGGGTGATTTAACTCACCAACTGCCCTACCACTGAGAACTTGCTCAGCGACATATTTGTCAACTGCAGCCTCTAGAATTTTTTTCTCATATATGCGGCCATTACGATTTTTCTTATCAGCCTGCATAAACACGCCTTCAATAACATGTTGTTTTCCACCGGATTTAGTAGCTTCGGTGAAATGACTAATATTGCTTTCTGTATATTCCGTAATTAATTTCATTTTAATCCGCTTGTTTTTCTTTAACGCGATTGATTACAGTAGAGCCCAACTCAACTTTCTTAGCATTCATAGCAGCATCTATTTTTGCTGTCATAATACCGTCGAAAGCTGTTTTAGCTTTTACCAAATCATCATCTTTTACGTTACCAATAAGTTCTTCAATTTTACTCATTCGTTTCTTTCCTTTAATATATTTATAATAATTTAGATGTCAAGGTCTATATCGTCGACGTCCCCAGCAGCTTTTTCAGCATTTATTTGCTTATCTAGCTCTTTTATTTCAACATCGGACTGTCTTAAGATCTTTTTTCTAATCCATTCATCTGAAACATACTTTCCAACGTAATCTTCCAACGTTCCTAACATTTCAAATCTTTCTCTATACATTTCAGATTCTTTAAGTTCTGCAAAATAATTATCTTCAATAAAATCAAAAACAATATCTTGTCTAAACTTAGTCCAATCTTCTTTTGTAATTATACCTTTAAGCAATAACTGTGTTTTCAATACTTGCATAAAGACATCTGAGAACCTTTTTCGAAGTCTATCAATAAACTTCTTAAACTTCACTTCATCTCTTGTGATTTCAGTGCTTCTACCTAAACTAAATTGAACTTCTTGTTCTAATCTAGCCATAGGTACATTTAAACTTCTATATAGTTTCTTTTGGAAATATAAAATATCATCAATTTGTCCAAGATTCTCTCCACCTGGAAGAGTACTAATTTCAGTACCTCGACCACCTTCACGTCTCGGTAAGAAGAAATCTTCTAACATCGACATGTGTTTACGATCATCCTTAACTGCACCAGTACTAGCATCATATACCATTTTGTTACGATACTTATTCATGATATTGGTTAAGTATTCTTCTGCTTTACCTTTAGGTAAGTTACCAACATCAATATAGAATATACGCCTTTCTGGTGCACGTGATATTCTGTATATTACAAGTGAATCTTCCATCATTCTTAATTGATTCACAGGCTTAATTGCTTTATGCAAATAAGATAAAATTCGTTTGCGAGAAGGATCTAACATTCCAGAAGTGCCATATACAATAGCATCTGGATGTATTTTTAAACCTTCATTTGATTGTCCTATTTTGTCATCTTGAAATAAGAAATATTCTTTTTGCTTAACAATAACATCGGCATTAGTTTTTGGATCTCTTTTAGATTCAATTTCTTTTACCTTCCTAAGCTTTAAAGGATCAATATACCTAAGCTCTTTAATTCCAGCTTTAGGATTTGTGTCATCTATCATCACATGATATGGTAATCTACCATCAATATACCATTTTCTAAAAATATCATTTCCATATGAAGTAAAATCAAGTAAACGTATTACTGTTTTAAATTCATTTCTAATAGAATCTTTTATTTTATCTGATGCATCAACTTTGTCTAATACTATAAAGACTGGAGCTGAATCTCCATCACCAATAATTGCCTCATTTACAATATCTTCAATAGCCGCATCAGTTTCAGGCTGAGTAGCTACATCTCTATATTTAATAATGAGATCTTGTTCATTCTTTTGTTTATCACCGTCTAAATCAACATATGCACCAAAATGTCCACCGCTAGATATTACACCTGCACCGTCCTGTTCGGTATCTGGCACAAAAGAGATCGGTTCCCCGCCTTTTCCACCTTTTCTGTTGATTTCGAATCCGAAAAATTCTGCCATAATTACTCCAATATTATCAGAGAGGACAATTGTCCTCTCCTCTAATATTATTTATACAACTTATTTTTAGCTAGTTGTGTCAGATTCCCAATAGCTACAAACTAAATCAACTGCAAATTCTTCAATTTCATCTGAAGAATCATAGTTAAGTTCAATTGCTGCTACTGAAACAGGCCAACACCCTCTCATATTATAAGTTTTTACTGTTGCGCCACTTTTATCAAGTTGTTCGATGATTATATCGGCTGAATAATCAGTAACATTGGCTATGCCAGTATTACTTTCATGTCCATTAATTCCGTTCATCCATCGTTCGAACGCGTTCCTAACAGCAAAGTCAACATCATTAATGATAGTTAATCCGACATTTTCGAATATTCTATCACCAGCAATACTAAATTTTCTTCCGCGGAAAGCAACTTCAACAGCACCTATAGTAGATGCAGGAATTGAAATTTGCTTACACATAAAGGAAGTTAACTCAACATCACCCTGAGCATAGCTCGGGAAGTTAACAGTCGCTTTGAACATATTAGGACGTGCACCGCCACCAGTAAGTTTAGATTTAAAATCATCTACTCCTAAGATTGCCATTATACTGTCCTCCTATTAAGAACCTGAGATTTCAGAGAAATCTACACCGGTTCTAGTTGCAATAAAGTTCAAAGTTATGAAGTTAATAGATCTTGCAGGTTTAATATAAATATCAGCTACAAAATTATTAGTATCAATGACTTGACCCGTGTTATTGGTTGTATCGCAAACAACTGAAAAATCAGTTATTCCTCTACGACCTTTTACGTCTCTTAAAAACGGTTCAACTAAGTTTCTAAATTGCGCTCTTGTAAATTCATCATTGAATTCGAAAAGCTGCGCTCTAGCAGCAGTTGAAATTGCTTTTTCTAAAGTATTAAACAATCTACGTACGTTAATACGATCGAAAGCTGAAGGCTTAGAAAGCAAAGTTTTATCACCAAAGAGAAGTGTTCCTTCTCCTGGGAATGAGACAACTGGATTAACCCGCGCTTTATAGAGAGTATCTCTATCGGCTTTAACAGGATTAAATGCCAATTTAATTACACCAAACAGTTGACCTCTTGTTGCTCCTGCAGGTGAAAACCATGCATCGGCAGTTTTATCGGTAGCTGCACAAAGACCAGCAATATGGCCAGCTGCTCCAATCCATCTATATGCATCATTATATTTGTCATAAACATAAATCGCACCAGAATCGGCAGATGCGTAAGAACTTGAAGTGAGCGTGTCAGCCCAAGCTTTAACGTCAGCTGCTGGAGTAGTAGCGTTAACTGTGTCGTCGATTGGTGGAGATACAAATGACATACAATCTTTTCTTGCGGCTGCAATAGAGATCAAATCATTTGATATCGTATTTGCTCCATTTGCATCTGGATATGCAAATAGAAGTTGAACATCAACTGTTTCAGCATCTTCTAATAAGTCGAATGCTGTTGCAATTTCTGCTGCGGTTGGTGTACTATCATCAACACCACCTGATAGAGATCTACCAGTTACTTCTATGTCAGAAGCACTTGATAAACCAGCCATAGATGATACTGTGCTAATTGCACTACCCGCTTCGGTTAATGTTGTGTGATGATCCATCCATCTAATATAAGAAGAACCAGTATTGATTACGTCTTTATAATAGTTTGATGTGCCATCTTCTTTTTTAGCGTCAGAACCTTGTGACATGAATGCAAAAGTTTCTAGAACTGTTCCAGCAGTTCCGCTAATGTCGCCATCTTCGTCAATAACGATTACGTGTAGTTCGTCTCCAATGGAGCCTTTACCCAATGATGTCGCATAGTTAGAAGTACCAGGAGCAGAGTCAAAGCTTGAAGCATATGTCCAACCGGCAAATAAACTGCCCTCTGTACACATAGCTACTCTAAGACTATTTCCTTTAATTCCGGAGTATTTGGCTGCCCAAATTCCTACAGAAGCTGCACCACTACTATATGAAGCATCATACACTGAATCATTTTTGATGGATAGGCCTGAACCATCAGCAGTAGCATTACGCATGCTTGTGCTATCGGTTCGAACAACTTTTAGGCTGTTACCGTATTTAAGAAATCCGGCAGCAGTTAAAAAGTATTTATATGTACTGTTGTCTGGTGTTCCGAATACTTCCGCTAAGTTCTTTTCAGAGCTTATTGAAACTACTTCGCCTACCGGACCCCAGTTAAATGCACCTACAGTTCCGCCAATACTGGTAGAGACTGCTGGTACCACGCCCGTTGCGTCAATTTCTTTGACTTGGACGCCTGGTGATACTTGAAATGCCATCGCTTTATCCTCTCAATGAGTTTTAGTTATAAGTCCACATTATAAGTTAATTAACCTTTCGGTTACATTCATACTTATATTTATAATATAAAATATTCTAGAAAACACCGTCATGTCTTCCATTAGGTGTTTCGAACCATACTTGACCATCTTCGTCTACTTCATACTTAGGTTTTTCTGGATCATCGTTAACAAAACCAAACGGAATTACATCATCCTGAATAGCTTTGAGTTGTTCGTTATATAACATCTTCTTCATTTCTATATCTGTCATACCCAAAAAGATGTCAGTTGTTGTAAACCAACCAAATAATACTAGATTCATCATTAAATCATCATGATTACTAAGTGAAGCTTCAAAAGATTGACCTTTTGCAACAAATGTACTCATTTCTACTATTGTGTTTGCATCTACAATGTTTATTTTTCTTTGTTCTATTAAATCTTTTATATTAGAACAACCAATACGCTTGACTCTACGAGTCATAGTAGCACCAATTGCTCCTCGTTTAACAGTCGATTCTACAAACATATTTTCATATTCTAAATCATAATATAATCCATTACATACCAATTGACCAGCATCATTAGATTCTATAATCACATAAGCTTTATTAAACAAATATGCGTATTTATAAATTAGATCTGGATATAATATAGGCGATATAATATTATCTCTAAAGACCGCAACTTGTTGAAATGGATTTGTACTAATATCAATAATAGTAAAAGTTGAATAATCTTGTCCTCTACCTCTGGCCACATCAACACACATTACATATTCATGATCTTGCAAAGGCATTTCATAAATATATACGTTTTCTTTTACCATAACCGGTTCATGCATCTTTTGTGCAAGCAAAGAATTTGCATCTATTAGAGTCCCGCCCCGGCCTAGGAAGGTATTACCAAATTCTTGATCGAACTGTAATTCTGAAGTATTAGCAATTGTTAATGCTTTCCAAGTTTCATCTCTACCCGGAACATCCCACCAATCAACTCTAAACGCTTTAAATTCATTTTCTTTTGAAACTGCACCTTCCCATAATTTGTGATATACATTACCAACACCATTTGCAGTAGAAGTAACAATTATTTTAGTGTCACTACCTGATGAAATAACAGGATATGTTGAAGTATAGAATTCTGCATCATTTTCTACAAAAGCAAACTCATCAAGAAACAATAAATTAACAGATAAACCCCTAATTGAAGAAGCAGATGTTGCAGTTGCAATAATTCGTGAGTTATTTGAAAATTCTATTGAGCCTTTATTGAGTGCCTTTGTGCCTGGTTGCAAAAAGAATGGAATATTTTCTAATGCTAAAGTAACACGAGCTAACATTTCTCTTGCAACTACACCCTTGTTTGCCAAGATTGCAATAGTTTTTTCAGAATGAAATAGAGCATACCATAAAAGATATACTACACTAGATATTGATTTACCGCTTTGTCGACATGCTAAACATATACTGAAACGATTAGCATTAAAATGATTAAACATTTCTTCTTGGTATGGATATAAATCAAATGGAACTAAACCTTCATCAAGAGATATAATTTTTACATAAGTTTTTGCAAAATATGCAGGATTATCCATGCACTTTTTGTATTCTCGAACTTGTTCCGCAGTAAAACCTTCTTCAAGGCCATCTCGCTTTACATTAACATTACCTAAATAACCAAATTCGTTATTTTTAATCTTCGCCATGTTCTATTATATTTTCATTTTTTGAATTTAACATTTTTTGCAAATCAGTAGTACTTCCGACAAAAACATTATTATTAGTAATACGCTTATTTGCATCTAAACGTTCTTTATTTAATTTTTTCTTTGTTGTTTGTAAAGCCATAAGTTTATCCGTGACATCAGCAATATTCTTAATGGAATTGCTAAGTACTTCGAAAGCTCTAGGATGCTCAGACTCTCTGGCTAATTCTGACATAACATCTAATGATCTTGTACCATTGTGTATTAAATCTCTATAAGTTGCCCGTGAGAATTCATAATCGTCTTTTATGTCTTTATTATCGATATCGTCTGTTGTTAAAATTCTATCTTTTTGTGGTAGATTTTTTGCGAGACTATCTTCTAATTTCTTTCTTTTATTCATAATATTACCAATCTTATGTGTATGATGCAACAGTTATTGTAGCACCAGACGTTGAACCAGTCAAAACTTCACCTATATTTAACCAACCTGTTGGTTGTGCAACTGTAATTGTTCCAGTATCAGGATTAGTTGTATATGCAGTATTACTCACTTCCATTGTATTATTTGAAATCGAAGAAGTAATAGTTTCGCCAGAAACAAACGTACCACTTAACACAGTACCATATATTGCGAATGATTCTGGAACACCTATAGGATCATATGCGGTAGTTATTTTATATTCATTTGCTCCTGGAGTTCCAGAAGATATAAGTGTATCTTCAGGATCAGCCGTAAGAGGATTAAGTCCTAAATCAACACCATAAAATTTTTCGTCGGTATTAGCTTTATTAAAGTAATCTATATCTATTTCTTTAATTATAGCAGTATTTGCAGTAGGTCCAAAGAATCTCATTTTTAATGTAAAATCTAATGTATACATAAGAACTCTTCGAGTTGCAAAATCACCTTCATAATCATCTTCTATTGCAGTACTATTTAAAATAATAGGAACATCTTGTTTATATGACCAACCATTAATAGGTTTAATAGAAACGGTATATTCAGGTTGAAAATATGGAAGTATTTGTTCTAAAATTTGTAAACCATCATCTTGGTTTTTTGCCATAATAGTAAGCTGCATACCAATATTATATGGCGACATATGCTTAACTACCTTTTTCTTATAAGAATCTGTTGCATGTTTTTCTGAAATAACTGCCATTTTATTTAATTTAGAAGTATTATCTTGTTCTAAACTTGTAATTTCAAATGACATTCTAGGTAGTTTTAAAGCCATACTTGCATCTGAACCAGTACTAGCGTCTATTCTAGATAAGAATTTTTGTTTAGGTCCATAAGAAAGAGGAACTTTAATTTGATTTAATACTCCTCCAGAACCGTCTAATCTAATAACACTAATATTATTAAACATCGTACCAAAAACTGCTACGGATTTTCTTAAGGTTGAATGATAAAAATGAGTTCCAAACATTAGTAATTTTCCGATGCATCGCCAAACGGATTAGATTCAGTGAAGTCTAAGAAACCATCGGCTTCAACTTCAAAGGTTAAATTACCCGATTGATCGTCAGTTGGATCTACATATATGCTATTATCGCCTATATCGTAAACCTTAGTTATTGTAATTGTATTTGCGCTTGTTCCACCAACAGCAGTTAATGTAGATGAAACAACAAAATCTCTTGCTTCAGCAATACCAGATACACCAATATTAGATACTCCAAGTCTACCCGTTGTTGGAGATAGTTTAGTAATTGTTTGTATTTCACCAAACACTGAAGTGTTAGGAGATGTTGTTAATATTTGAGTTATAATTTCACTTGCTTCTGGATGTTCATTAGCAGTACAATTATAATCTAAAGTAACTTGATATGAACTTGTAACTTGAGCAACATCAATAGATTCGATACCAGTTTCAAAATCTTCGTCATTATATTCATATAATGAACACTGAAGTTTATAAACGGGTAAGTTAGATAATTGATAAAATGGTTGTTCATGTTCTACGAAAGTAATTTCGAAGAATTTATTTGTCATAGGAAGAAATAAAATATCACCTTCTAAAGGTTTAGGACTTACTATATCAGCAGTATTCCAAAACCCTATATATTTTTCCCACTGTCTACGTGAGATAACAAAGGTGGCTTCATCTCTAATTTCTAAACCAAACTTAGAATATAAATCTCCTGCTCCTTCAAATCCATCAGAACTTTCTATATACGCTTCTATCATATAAGCATCATTAAATTTCGATGCCCTATCTTCACCTAAAACAAAATCTCTACTTACCATTGTTCTAGGCATATAATATACATCTTGGCCATAAATCTTTAAAGATTCAATAACCAAGTCTTCGTATAAATTTTGCTCTGACTTAACTGCCTGAGAAAAGTAAACAGATCTTGCCACTTATTTTACCCCACCATGAAATCAATTGGATCTTCCCAATTGAGTCGTGCTTGTTCTTCTAATTGTATTAATGCCTCGTTTGCATCATCAAATAATTGTCTACCATTAAAGGTAACTCCACCAGGCATTACCATACCCTCAAATTTAATAAGATTTGCACCCCATTGTCGTTTAATTAATTGTGTTGCATATTGTTTTAAGAAATAATCATCATATATATCTGTATATGATGCAGGATCTAATATTCTTTGACAATCTAATATTAAATATGTCTGTCCTGCAACTGCTTCTTTTTCCCAATCCATATCGATTCTAATCGTATTACGATGTCTATTAAAATCATAATGATGATCATCGCTATCAATAATAAGATCTACCATTGATAACCACTGTTGTGATATTTCATAATTAACTAAACTTCCTAAATAACCTAACGAATATATATCATTTAAATGTAATTGATATTTAATATCAAACAATGAAGCAGTTGTAGTAGTATCGCTAATAGGGAATATACGAGTTACATTTGTAACAAGATCAGGAACATCTAAATATCCCTTTTCTATGTCACCTAGAGTGATTGAACTTATAACACCGGTTGTTCCAGAAGCTCCACCAGTTACTGTTTCACCTACTGTAAATGTAGTAACGGTTGCGTGTGTTATATACGGATAATATAATTTAACTCCTGCAGAACCTGCAATTACAACTGCAGTTGCTTCAGATGAGCTTCCTGTAATTGTTTCACCTACGGTAAAATTACCCGCGACTGAGGCAGATAATGTTAAATACGATGCTGTTACTAAGTGCTTAAGAAATACTCTTTCTACTGCATCGCTATGATACGTGTTATAAAATTGAAATGCTTCATCGATTCTATCATCAACCTGATCGTCATCAACATTAATTTCGATCACTGGATGACCTAATGCTCTTTTGCAGTAAGCTATAAGTGTCGCTCTTGAATTTGGTTTAGCCATATTGTTCTCTCTATATCTTTATTTATACGTCCCAATCGAGGAATGCCAAAACGTATGTTTCTCCGCTAATCATTTGGGTTATACCACTGTGTGTCCACACAAGATCAGAATAATTATTATTACTTCCATGTTCATAGTTAGTTAAAGTTGCATCATCTATATCAAGCATACCATATTGTCCCGTATTATCATCGACATTACACCAAAAACATTGTTGCCAATTGGCAACGCTATTACTTGCGGTAGCACTTCCACTAGTGTGTGTTCCACCTAATCCTTCATATGTTGCATTATCGGCCCTTTGGGAAAATCTTATCCTAAAATTTTCTGTTCCTTGAGTTACGTAATTATTAGTTGTACTAGATCCAGTGATCCCAACAAATGCAGCAGTAATTTCTCTATCAGGGTTTGTACTATAACTTCCAAGTCCTAATCCTCTATATTTACCATCACCAGTAATAGATCCTAAATCACCAGAATCCCCATATCCAGAATTTGCTTCACCATATCCTATCCTATAATTAAAAGTGTAAGTAGTACCTCCACCTTTTCCGCCACCTCCACCGCTAGAAGTAGTACTACCGGCTATTCCTGCAGTTATTACAATATTTTCTAATGTATCACTACCATCACCGCGATTAGCACACGTTTTATTAGTATTAACAAAATCACCATAACTTATAGAACCACTTGTAGGAATATTAGCATTTACACTATTATTGGGCACATATGAACCACCTTTATATAAATCACTAAATTTAATACCTCCAGAAGGAGTATTTCCTTCATTATGAACCGATAAAATTTCTGTGGCACTTATATCTGGAGTACCTATATCAGGTGCAGTGGTGCCCACTAATTTTTGTCTATTATTATAATATATAGTTTCCCATCCAAATATTGCATACGTTATTTCATTAAACGTTACAGAATAGGAACCAGAACCAGTAATAGTAACCCAACAAAACCAATGTCGGTCTGCACCATTATAAACAGATCTAATTTGTCCTGTACTACAATTAGTTTTATCACTTGCTGCAAAAGAATAAAGATTTCCTCCAGATCCTCCATCGTGTATTGCTGTTCTCCATATCACTAAGATTTTTTGATTATTAGTACCAGTAACATTTTGTGTTATTGTAGTAAAACCTGTTTCACCAACACTCTGTGAAGCTGCTGTTCCCACGTTCATTGCTGCGGTATAATATGACATTAAATATTAAACTCCAAATTTTTCCAACTATTAGTAATATCAGTATCTGGATGTACATTAAGATCTAGTTGGAAATCTTCATTTTCGGCCTTTGCATTATGTTTAATTGCAAAATCTCTACTATTATATGTAATATCTAAATCTGACCATATTGGTGTTTTAAATGAATCACTATTTAATCTCAAATTAGCTTGAGTTGTTATTGAATCAGTATAATCTGTATTAGGTACCATTAACATTTTCCAGTTTGTAATTCCTAAAGCTTTATAAAACGGACCTTCAATTTTTAAAAAATCTGGATCATATATCCACGATTTAGAACCATTTCCATCATTTCTAGTTAATTCTACATGGGCCCAATAAAAATTACTTTGATCTACACCATCATCAATCCAATGTTGTGTTGGTCCATAATAACCAACTCTTAATGCAATTATTCGTTCTACTCCACCATCTGGTTTTTCTGTTATTTTTTGTATTCTATGAGAATCCCAACCAGAAGTATTAATAAACGTACCCCTAATTTCGTCGTACATATTATTATCATTTAATAAATCACCGGTAAGATGATCCCAATTATATGTTGGCTTTGTTGCGTGTTTTAATTGAGGTAAAGAAGATTGAAAACAACTAGAAAAAGTCCCGTCATCTATTAAATCTTGCATTTCAACTAATGTTAAGGCTGTGATTTTATATTCCATAGTTCTATTTATACTCTTTAAAGTTTACCATTAATCTGTCTAGATCTATTTATAACTTCCAATTTTCTGGATGCGTCTCTTTTAATTTTTTTATGTGTTTATCTGGAAATACATAACAAATATCCATATTCCATGCTATAATACTTTTACGTACATCATCTTCTATTATTGGTGCACGATGCAATAACCAAGAAGGAAATATAAGCATATCACCGGCTTTTGCGTCTGGTTTTATAATTTGTTGTGTTTCTGGATCTAAAAACTCAGTAATATACTTTGTATCAGGTATTTCTATAAAATATACACCAGACCATTGACAATATTGATGATTATCCCAACTAATAAAGTCTGATTTTTTCATTTGATGATACCACATATGCATAATATTAAATCTATATTCTAAACCGGTTATTTCTGGTTGAATATGAAATTTAGCATGTTCGCGAAATTTATTTTCTGCAGAATCTAAAAATATTTTCTTGTAAGCAACATGAGGTTCTTGTTCTTCATATACTTTCCAAGGAGTAGGTTCAAGTTCGGGTTTTGTATTATTAGATAATGTTAAATCTAGATAGTCATTTGTTAAATCTTGATATTGCCATTCGGGTGGTAAGAATGGAGAGGTATAATGATTATGACCATCAAATTTACTAATACCTAAATTATATTCTTGAGTACCTATTTTAGTTGGTAATGTATCAAAAAAATCTAATAAATTTTTGTTAACTTCTTCGTAATTATTGATTTCATATTTATATATTAGGTTCTTCATTAAATGTCCAATCTGTAGTTTCTTCTATTTCTTTTATAAATTCTATAGGTATATTCACATCTGCTATTATTGTACCAGAGCCAGTTAATTGATTATTATGATTTGTTATTCCATAAATACTACCAAAATATTTTCCATTATCTCCAATTTCTAAATTATTAGGATATGATACTCCATATTTGTCATGTAAATGTATAGGATATTCATTAGATGAATCATTTGTTGTTATTAATAACTTTTCTATATTTTTATCTTTCCATGCATTTTCTATTATATTAATATCTTCAAACATTCCTTTAAGATATTCGTCTCCTGTCATAAATATTGGAGTACTGTTAAATATATCTGGTCGAACATTTACTTCTAAAAAATACCATTCATTATCAGAAGTTAATGCTCCACAAAAACTTCCTTCCCAACACCCATAATTTTTCCAACCATCCATTTTAGCAATATAATTTAAATAATTATGAGCCTTTTGTCTTACCAATAAATCATTTTCTTTTGTAAGTGGTTTAATATATGAACCAAAATACCAAACGTTTGCATCAACAGTTTTATTAAGATTTTCTCCTATTATTTGTTGAGTGTGTGTTATAACATATTTTCCATTAGATATAACAAAAAATACATTAGTTTCTATCATATCATGTATATATTCTTCAATATAATAATGAAAATCTTGATGTCTAGGCCATTCCCTATTTCGAAATTGCTCTATCGCTCGTTGAGCGTCTTTTTCAGAATTAAATATACACGCTGGATTCCAAGTATATGATGGTTTTTCTATACATGGAAATGTTAAATCTTTACAGTAATTTTCATTCGAATATTTACCACTACGTATAAGTTTAGGTATTTTATATTTTAGCTCTTGGGCTAAATATTTTGAATAAAGTTTGTCTGTTTCTAATCTACTTGCCTTTACAGAAGGACCTATATATTGTACTTTATCGGCAAAATGATCATGAAGAAACCCAGCAGTTGGAATACATACTTGTAAAATATCTATATTATATTCATTAATAAGCTTTTCTGTAAGGGATATTAACTCATTTTGTCTTTCTTCTTTTTCTTCATCATTTATAAATGGGCCAGAAGCTGTGGCTACAATAAGATTATCATTATTTTCTAGATGATTTATTCCAAAAGACGGTTCATACTTTGTGGTATCATGCCAATTAGTATATACTATATGACCCGATTTTACTAATTCTATTAATGAGTGGAAATGTGCCTTAGGCAAATTATAGTTCAATATGTTCATAATAAATTCGAATTCTAAATATTAAACGTTATAGTTTGAGTTCCTGAAGTGGCTATATAATTACCAGAAGTAAGTGAATGTACAGTACTATATGTGCTAAACGATGATCTATTAATAGTATTTGATCCTATTGTTATTGATGTCCAGCCAGTCTGCAAACTTCCATTCCATGTTAATAATACTCCTACTCCCGAAAAGTTAGTATGTAGACCGTTAATTTGTGTACCACTTAAAGTATCAACAGTAGTATCTCCTAAACTTCCTACTGAAACTCCTGGAATATAACCATATCTTGTACCAGGTTTGGCAGTTTGTGATCCTATTGTCATAGTTGTTGACCACGCAGCAGACATTCCTTTGAATTCTGCTAATCCATCTGGTGTAGATAAACCCGCAGCTGCAGCAGCAGCCCGCATAGATCCACCTCCGCCAAACTCTGTAGTTACAACGCTAAGTGAAGTGGGATTACTATTAGGAACTCCCATGTTTTATTCCTACTAACTAGCTGGTGCTATAACACCGATATCTACTTTATGTGCGATACCTAATGCTACTTCTTCAATTCTAGCTATTGTTGCATCGGCGTCATATGTAGTACCATCAGCTTTATAACAAACGTTAACGTTTCTAGTATGAGTAAGAGCCGGAGAGTCTGAAGTAAATGTTACTATAACATCTCTAACATCATTTTCTTCATCAATAGTTTCACCTTCATTATCCGGATCAGGCATTGATGTAGTTCTTTTACCAGTAAAGGTTTCGTCTATTTTATATGTAATTGCCATTTTATTTTCCTATATAATTAATTAACTAAAGCAAGCATTATAAATTGCTTTAACTTTTGTATCTTCGGCAGAGACATTGCTGTCTTTATCAAAAATCTTTTGTGTGTTATCATCGTAATCGATAATAAGCTTATCGTCATCATCAGCGGTAGGCGTTGAAGGCCCATCGTAAAATGTTGCTGTTCTCATTGTTGCCATTATTTTTCCTCTAATTTTTTCTCTAATTCTTTTACTTTATCACTTAGTTCTTTTATAGCTTCGATAAGTACACCTGTTAAATGACCATAAGAAACACCATATCGATCGTTTTCTTTATCGTGTGTTACAACTTCAGGTACTATATCTATAATTTCCTGAGCAATAACACCCATTCTTTCTGGGGTTATATTATTTCCATCCGAACCAGATTCTTTAGCATCTTTCCATTCGTATGTAACACCTCTTAGTTTCTCAACTTTAGCTAAACCATTCTCAATAGTATTTATATTCTTTTTCAGCCTTACATCAGAAGAACCTACAACATCACCGGTTGCATATATTGCACCAGTAACATAACATCCATATGAGCTTGATGTGGTTGATTCAGCAATTCCTAAACAATCATTGCCTCTATGGTAATAAGAATGCCATCCACTACTTGTATTATAATCTCCACCATTACCACCTGAATCATACATGCCGAGAACAACATCCCCACCGGTATCTAGAACAATACCAGAATAACCATTTCTTGCACCGTTTAATCTTCCACAACCATAAGTAAAGCTATTATTAGCATACCAGTGGAAACCATTAACACTGGATGAATACATACCGGCTCCACCAACCTGTGTCCAGTTATTAATTTGTAAATAAGAATTGGAGTCGGTTCTTAAAACTATATCGGCCCCGGAAGACGCCGAATTTAGACCATCTAACAGATCAGAGTCAGCAGCCTTACTACCTATAGGTAAATAAACACCGGTGTGATTATGAGCATTAGGTGCAGCACCAGCCAACATAAATGCTGATGCTTGATTTCCATCTAATAAATCAGCATCTAATCCAGAACCTGAGCCGTCATTTCCGTCTGTCCATATTTTCTGCCACGCATAACCTGAACTACTAGACCACCAACCCCTTAGATATGTGTGTGCGGGATTACCTGCACCCATTGCCATCTGCATACCGTGGTGATATGTGCTACTGGCTGTATAGTGCATGGCGTTAAAGCCATTCCAGTGGCTAGTATATGTAGAAGGTCTATTTGAGGGACTACTCCATGAATCCCAGAATCCTGATCCATAATTCAGGATAGTATTTAGATCAACGTTCCCCCATCCCATTGAGCCGACCCAATAGTTTTGATCTGATGTAATAACAGGCCTAGAGGTTGTATATTTACTACTATTTCCTAGATGGGCTTTTGCATGGTTTTGATCATAAAAATCAATGATATTATCGCTATCTGCTGTTGCAAACCATCTATTTGGATAAGTTCTTGCATGATTACTGCCACCTAACCGAGCATACCCACTACCTTGCACGCCATCCAACAAATCAGCGTCTAATCCAGAACCTGAACCGTCATTAGCAGTGTTCCATATCTTTGCCCAAGAACTTAAACTAGTGTTATTATTATTACGATTATAGATATCTCCTGCGCTATAAAACGAGCCAGCAATTTGATGCCCGTGATTGGTTCCATAATGAGCCATGTTGAGAAGCGAGTACCATGTTGATGTAGGAGTTCCGCTGTTATGCACATCGTAAAACCCTGACTTTTGGTTTGTTATAGATGCAAACCCCATACTAGTAGTACCGTATCCGCTAGTACCGAATACAAATTTGTCAGAATTATGTCCATCAAATAAATCAGAGTCGGCAGCTTTAGCTGATGTACCTAAATATGGATGAGAGTGTGCAGCTGAATAGTAAGAACCTTGTTGTCCATCAAGTAAATCAGCATCTAAACCAGAGCCTGAGCCGTCGTTGCTTGAACCCCACAAAGTACCTTGGTTCCCAGAAGTAATAGTATTAGCTGTCCATATCCCTGTGCCCAAAGCCCAGGTCAATGTACCATTTTCTCTTCCCTGAAGCTGATGACTTAAACCTGAGATAGATTGATTAGTACCAGTGCCAATGTTTGGGTGAGTGTAAGTTAGACCATATATATTACCGTATGACGTGCCATCAGTAGAAGTTTTATATGCTGTTCCCATTGACCAAACATGTTGATACCGAGTAGATGCATAAAGACCAAACAGGCCAAGCCCATAATTATTGGGAACTAACGCAAATTGTGTACCCATTGTGAGAGTACCAGTAAATGTATCTGCAGTATCCGATCTTAGAAATGAAGCGCTATTAACACCATCAAGTAAATCTGCGTCTAATCCAGAACCTGAACCATCGTTGCCTGCACTCCAAATCTTTCTCCAACCTTGTGCGGAATTGTTATAAATGCACTGAGTGTATAAATCTCCATAACCTGTGCCCGTCATTCTTGCCGCAATAGTGTTGGAGTAGTAATTATATGGGTTACCATGACCCATTCGAATACTGTTATGCCAGTCGCCAGAAGGAGCCAATCTTGTATCGGTCTGACCGCTTGCTTGTTGATATTCTAAAACACTACTAGGTGAACTAGTTGTTCCAAAGGCAGAACCTGAAACCATGTGTGACTGATTCGCAGTACCAGATGCGGTAATATAACCAGCACCATTTGTTAGCTGATTATTATTTGATATATAACTTGACCAGTTAGCTTCGTTAAGAACTCGTTTTAAACCTGCACCTTCGTCAACTTTAAAAGTACCATTTCTAACTTTTTGAATATCCCAACTGGCCCATGCACCATCTAAGAATCCATAGTTAGCACCACTACCGTCCCAATACAGCTGAAGACCATGTGTACCGTCTGATCCTTGTAGTACTAAACCACCGCTACTAGTAGCGCCTGCATTTTTAATTTCTAAACTATGGGTGGTAGTACTTATTGTCTGATCTTGGGTTCCATCAATTGTTATACTAGTTGGAGAAGCTATTAAGAATGCAGAGGCATGATTTCCATCAAGCAAATCTGCATCCAACCCACTACCAGAACCGTCATTGCCTGTATACCAAACGGGGTTTCCAACACCTACATGAGGTACGGCCGAGAAATTCCATGTTTTATCGACATACATATAACCATTATCATCTGGATGAATTTGAAAAGTATCAGATCCATCTGATGAAATCAGAGCCAAACCACCTGCCCAACCATTTGTATGAGCTTTTAATTTTAATTGAGCAGTTTGCTGATGGGTTACTCCATTAGCTAAACTAATACCAATATTTGTTTCGGTGGCCGCTATTGTAGCAGTTACATTTTCGAAACTTGTAACAATTGATACATCCCAACCATTATCCCATGAAGTATTAGTATAACCAGAATAACCTATTTCAGCTTCAGTAACACTTATTGTTGGATAAGACCAAGTAGTATTAGTTTCTCCAATATAAACGCAAGCTTTACTATTACTATCATATCCAAATCTTATTGCATAAGGTCCATGATTTGCTTTAGGAGATCCAGTAATATAACCAAAGGGATTGTGTGCCCAAGTATTTCCAGTAGGATAGTTATAACCACCAAAATGTACTTCAAAAGATTCATGCGAATCATATTGATAGACACTAACCTTAACAGATAACATACTATTCGTCATACCAACCGGTAATGTTATTTTAATTGCACCAGTTTCACTTGACCCGCTATTTTTTCTTGCGCCACCACCAGGGAATAAAACACGTAAAGTTTCACCTGTAGTAGTAGATGTTAATCCTACATCATTTCCTAAATGTAAAGAACTAGAAAGAGTACCTCCCGACAGTGGTAAGTAACTACTTAAGCTACTAGCTGCCGCGTAATAAGAACCATGTTGTCCATCTAATAAGTCAGCATCTAAACCAGAACTTGCACCATCGTTGCCAGCGTGCCAAATATAGTTTCCACCAATTGTTGCGCCAGTAGAATTAACATTAAAGTGCTCTGATCCGTTCTTTAAAATTCTAAGTGCGTAATTGAATGAGGAGGGCATCTGAATTTGCATACCGTATTCAGTTTTACCTGAAGCAGCACCAATTGTAATACCCCAGTCACTATTATTACCTGCAGTTACATATAAGGTTGAATCATGAGCTTGGTTTAGAGTTCCGCCGTTTATAGCTAGTCCTACGCCAGTATCATGTACATCTGATCTAAGTAATGAAGCACCATGTATTCCATCTAATAAGTCAGCATCTAAACCAGAACTTGCACCATCTACAGTTTTTATAGCAGTTAATATCTGAACTGCGGTTTGATCTGCTGTTGCACTTGTTTCAATGCCGTCTAATTTAGTTTTAAGTGCTGCTGTAAAGTTTTTAGTTGTTAATCCACCATCTCCAACAGAATATGTTGTATTTGTAGATGAAAATTCTGTACCGCTAAGAGACATATTTGTTCCGGCAGTATATGTAGTATTATTATCAGTAGTTACATATCCAGCACTCGCATGGTTACCCCAACCGTAAGCAGTATTCCAGTTAGCTGAGTTATCGGTAAAAGGTAGCGTATAGTTATTTGCACTAGCGGCTATGCCTGTTAGTTTAGTATTAAGAGCAGTTGTGAAATTCTTTTGTGTAAGACCACCATCTCCAACTGCAATAGCAGAAGTATAATGAGGAGCAGCTGTATTAGTGGCACCAGCGGCTATACCATCTAGTTTAGATTTAAGTGTAGTTGTGAAATTCTTTTGTGTAAGACCACCATCGCCTACAGAATATGTTGTATTTGTAGATGAAAATTCTGTACCGCTAAGAGACATATTAGTCCCTGCAGTATAAGTTGTGTTAGTGTCTGGTACCGTAACAGTATCTGTAGTGCTATCACCTCTTGCAAGTGTAATTGTATTACCACTAATTGTCATAACATTAGCCGCAGTACCTAATGCTTGATTAGAAGTTTTTGCTACTTTAGTTCCTAATGCCGTTGTAAGAGTTGAATTATAGTTTGCATCGTCGTTGATCGCAGCGGCTAATTCATTTAATGAGTCTAATGTTCCTGGAGCTCCGTCAATTAAATCGGTAAGTTCTGTTTGTACATAAGCAGTGGTTGCAATCTGTGTTGTATTTGTATTTGCCGCGGCCGTAGGGGCGGTAGGTGCACCGGTGAGGGCAGGCCCGGCCAGGGGCGCGTACCCGCCTGAGGCATGATTTCCCCATCCATATGCTGTATTCCAATTTCCACTACCTGCATTTGTTATTCTTGCATCTGCTCTTGCATTAGTATAATATAAGTTAGAACCTTCTGATAAATCACCGGTATCTGCTGCTGCTATTCTTGCATCCGCTCTTGCATTAGTATAATATAAATTAGAACCTTCAGATAAATCACCTGTATCTGATGCAGCAATACGAGCATTTGCCCTTGCATCTGCTCTTGCATTAGTATAATATAAGTTAGAACCTTCTGATACAGTGTCAGTATCACCTTGTGTAAATGTTAATACACCTGTGCTACTATTATATGCTAATTGCGTAGAGTTTTCACTTATTGCCGCTCTTGCTCTTGCAGTTGTATGGTATAAATTAGATCCTTCAGATAAATCTCCTGTATCTGCAGCAGTTATTCTTGCATCTGCTCTTGCATTTGTAAAATATAAGTTAGAACCTTCTGTAATATTAGAAGTATTTTGTGCAGGCATTGTAAATGACATAACACCTGTTGAGGAGTTATATGATAAAGAACCAGTCGCACTTATTGCAGATCTTGCTCTTGCAGTAGTATGAAATTTAGCATTAGTATGTTCTGTAATTTCAGAAGTATCAATTGCAACACTGCCTCCAAGAGATACTAAATCTCCAGCAACAGTTATACTAGAATTTTGTAATTTAGCATTTGTAATATTATCAGGCAAATCACTTACAGCAAGTTCTGTAAAACCTTTTGATTTAGATTTTTGAACTTTACCGTCTGATCCTAATATTTCTGCTAAATATCTTGCTTTTGATTTTGCCATGTTACTATTTATATCCTATTGTGTTATCAAATACCATATTAATATTTATTCTTCTAATGCCGGCCATACAACGTCATCTAAATTAGTGTATGTATCTGTAATATCACGAAGAGCTTGTCTATACGGTGCATAAACAGCTTTAATAGAATCTGAAACATCATATGAACCAGCCCAATCACATTTAGCCAACCTTAGATCGCGTTCTCCCCTGAGTTCGTTAAGTAATCCTTCCGCATGGCATTGTAGTGCTTCTGCATTTGTCATACCTAATACATTTTTAAGTTTATCTCCATATTCCATCTCACCAGTCTCAAGATTCATACTAGGCTCAGGATTCTCTGGATTAAAATAATAGTCTTCGTTTTTGTAAGTAAATTTGTACATAATATCTTCCTAGTAGGTTATGTGTTTATAGTACCAAGTTCCAAGGTTAGCATGAGCGGGAGAACTGCCCATGCCTTCAAACTGAAGATACATTGTATTACCGTAACTGTTTGCATGTCTAAATTCAAAATAATGAGCACCCTCAGTGGAATCATAGCCATGGCTATCAAATGTAAAATGACTAGCGACTTGGCCAAAATATTCAGTCTGAGTTAAAACATTTCCATAGTTGTTGGTGGTGTTTTGGTTGTGGCTAAAACTATAACGATTAAGTCCCGTTGCTGCTGCATTACTGTATGTGGATCCAATCGTAACTTCTCCGGCCAGCCATAAACTAGTTGTGTCTATATATATTCTAATTGCTAGATTACTTGTACCATTTGGAAAAGCCACTGCTAATCCAAAACGCAGCTTTCCGCCAAGTATAGACGTCGTTATGTTGTGCTCGGTTGAAGATGCAGAGCCAGGATGAGTAGTTCCTCCAGCGGAGTTATGGTTGAAACGCCCGTAGACGTGTAATGGAGAGTTGGGAATAAAAGTACCAATACCAACATAGCCATCTGCTTTAACAGCTAAGCCTGAAGTATTTCCCGCATCAGATCTAATTGATAAAGCATAGTCTGCTGATGCTGTGCTTCCTACTGTGACAATTACACCATCACCATTTGAAGTATTAGATTGTGTAAATTCACCAGCCCAAACATTATTATTACAAACTACATCTAATGGGGCGCTTGCACTCGAGTGAGTTCCTATAGCTAAACCGCCATCAGTCCAAGACCCCTTGACTACATTGTTAACTTTGATTTTAAAGCGTGAATCACTTAAAGTACCAATGAAAGCCTCTTGTGCTACGCCAGGGGAATTTTGGCTTCCAATAGCCATTATAAATGCACCATT